GTCCATTTTGGGAAATATTGCCACTTTGAATTACGGCACGAGAATCAGGCAAATCCTAAAAATGAGCCACAATGACACAGAAATCGTCAACCATTTAATTAAAATTATCGGAAATGGGACTTTTGTAATCGAAACCATAAACGAATCTGTATTGGTAAAAATGCTTGAGTTAAGGGGTACGCCCATTCCTATAGAAAAGTCAGTCAGGGATGTGAATAAAGATTACAAGGGATGGTTAGAAGATATGGAGCAAAGTAAATGAAACCCCCTATGTTAAAAGACGTTATCAACCTCATTAAAAAGTATAAGGAAAGTTAGATAATTGAAGCGGCGGGTGGTGGTTGTTCGTAATAAGAACGAAGGCCTAGCTGATAGCTAGAGGTTGATACGTACCACTCACTGCTCTAGTTATTTAGTAAAGGACTAACTATGCCAAATAAGAAATGGGAAGATGAGTTTGAAAAATTACCAGGATATGATGTAAATGCTTTATTGAGAACAAAATTAAGTTATTAAAGGAGATGGAATGAGAAAGTGTGATAGATGTGGTAAAAATCTAACAGGATCTTATACGTATTTAGTGAATAGAGACGGGGAAAAATACTGTTGTCTAAATTGTGAGAATAAAAGAAACTACGCCACAACCTACAGAGTTCATTTCTATAAAAAGATGAAGGGGTATGATACCCCGCAGTATCGGTCAGACCTAAGCTATTTTAGAGATGATAGGGTGATAGATGACTAAACAGATATGAGTGCTAATAACATAATTTACATTAACCAAGATACTAACAAAGTTTACTACCAAGGGTGTGTAGACAATGATGAATTAGGCAGCTATGAGGGGCAATTTAATGACCTTAAAGAAGCAGTCAACTACGCTCAAAAACTATGTGATGAATACATGGTTGAATATGGAATTAGGTTTATAGGAGGAGAATGAGTAAGAAGCTGGCTAAGAATAAGGGTGGTCGTCCCACCAAGTACAAACCTGAGATATTCCCCAAAATTGAGGAGTACTTAGCCATGTGTGGTAGGGAGCAGACCAGCCTACCCAGCGTGGAGGGATTGGCGATTCATCTTGATGTGAACTCCGACACCATCTACGAATGGGCCAAGAGACACCCAGAGTTTTCCGTTACATTAAAAAAAATAGCCGAGAAACAAAAGCAACAACTCATGGACGACGGCATGTATGGTGGTAAGGAAGTTAATGCTGCAATGGCAATCTTTTTATTGAAAGTCAATCACGGCATGAGAGACAAGACCCCTAAAGGGTTTAGAGTTGAGGGAAATGAAATGAAGGTAGAGTTTGTAGATTATGAAGATTAAGCTAATACCATGGCAAAAACAAGTAGCCACAGACGATCACCGCTTCAGAATCATCTGCGCCGGGAGAAGAGCTGGGAAATCCGTTCTGTCCCGTATGACAGTGCTAAAGTGGGCCATAGAAAAAGAAGGTCTTTACTGGATCGTCTCACCAACCTACAAGCAAAGCAAAATGATTCATTGGAGAGAGCTAATCAAAGAGATCCCGCGGAAATGGATAAGCAAAAAGAATGAGGTGGAGTTATCGGTTGAGTTGCAGAACAGTTCACGTATTGAGCTTAAAGGGGCTGAAAATCCTGATGCACTACGTGGTGTCAAACTCAGAGGGCTGGTGGTTGATGAGATTGCGAGCATTAGAAATTGGGATTGGCTTTGGTCAGAGGTTTTACGTGCTACGCTTACAGATTACCGCGCCCCGGCCATATTTATTTCTACACCCAAAGGCTTCAATCACTTTTATGAATTATACGAACAGGGACAAAAAGAAGGAGACTACAAGTCCTGGCAATTTAGTAGCTACGATAACCCGGTTATATCAGAGGAGGAAATAAATGCAGCCAAAAAACAACTTACCGAAGACACCTTTGCCCAAGAATACATGGCCGACTTCAGAAAGCACACTGGGTTGGTATACAAAGACTTTGATAGAAAAATACACGCCATACAACCATTCGATGTACCAGATAATTGGGAAATATACCGTGGGCTTGATTTTGGCTCTGCTAATCCCACTGTCTGTCTTTGGGTTGCAGTTGACACAGATGGTAACTTCTACCTTGTCGACGAGCACTACGCATCAGGACGCACTATTGACTACCATGCAGGGATTATTAATTCTAATCGCTATAGCCAACGGGTTGTGGCTAGCTACGGAGATCCTTCTGGAAAGCAATGGTTTGATGAGTTTGCCCAAAGAGGCATCTTTATCACCCCGGCCACCAAAGAAACCGGCACCAACTTCAACTCATGGGTTAGGTACGGAATTGAGAAAGTCAGTGAATTACTCAAAAGACAACCAGGTAGACAAAATCCTCACGTTGTGGGAGACGAAGATGGACAGGGACTACCGAGATTATTTATATTTACTGGATGTGTTAATGCTATCAGAGAGTTTGAAGCCTACCGTTGGAAAGAAAAAACAGTTGCTCAAGCCCAAGACTTGAATGAACCAGATGTGCCCGAGAAAGCTAATGATCACGCCATGGATGCTATTCGCTACATAATCTGCAGTTACCAAAAGATGAGTGGGGAGAAAGAGTTTCCCAAAGAACACCTATTCCAGAAAGGATTTTATTGATGAAGTATAAGCTGCCTGTTAGGGATGAAAACATTAAGCCCATTGTGGATATAAGTGAGAAAGTAGAGGAGATGGGTTGGGGGCAAATCACCTGCACACTCAGAGTCCACGGTAAGATCATACAAGATATAACTTGGCAATCGTTTGAGCGAAGGAGATACGGTAACGGAAAGAAATAATTGACTGCTATCACTCCTTAGTTTATAATGCCAACTTAATTACTGGCCGACCCTAACGTACAAATCGGATAGCTGGAAGCCACGCGAGAGTTCGCGTGGTTTTTTTATTGGAGGAAACTATGGCAAAGAAAAAGAAAGATAAAGGGGCGGGGGCAAAATTACTTCAAGATAGGGGACTTCTCAAAATACTAGAGACAAACCATGACAATTCTGACCGATACGTCAATGATGCTCGTGATGGTTGGGAAGAGAAAGAGAAGCTGTTACTGGGCACACTAGACGACAGTTTAAGTAAAGAATCAGCCAAGTCGCAAGTGTTCGATCCCAGGTTGTCCACGGTGGTGATTGAGCGCGCAGCACGGGTAATGGGACAGCTGCCAGCAGGTAAGCCCTTAGCTGTTAGCAAAGATGATCGGGGTAAGAATATCCTAATGAACTTGTGTCTGGAAAAGTATGTGTTACCCAACGCCAACTCTCAGTTTGATTACCTTATCAAATCCCGAATGATGGATGTTTATTCACTAGTCTATGGAGTTATGTTTGGCTTGGTAGATTGGCGAATAGATGAAAAGAGTGGCTATATTGGCCCAGATTGTTGGTTATTGCCTATCCGTGATGTATTCCCCCAAGCTGGGGCCATCTCCATTAACGAGTGTGACTGGTTTCAAGTCTCCAACTTAGTTGGCCTGAATTGGCTAGAGAATCGGGGCAAGGACTGGAAGAATTTAGACGAGATCATAGCTCAGGTAAAAGAGGGTAGGGGCAAGAGTCGCTCAGATTATGACGCTCAGCGTCGCTCTCATGCTGAACAGACCCGCCATCCCGATATTGCTGCCAAGAATGTGGAATTGATTACCGAATACCGGACCTATGGTGGCAAAGAAGACAAGGGTGAGTGGATCACTTACGCTCCTGACTTTGAGAAAGTAGTGAGGCGCATAGATAACCCTCACGAGAATGGGGAGTTGCCCATAGTGGCTAAACACTCATTCCCTTTGATTGACTCCATATTTGGACTGGGTGAGTTTGAGCGGGGTAAAACATTGCAATACGCGGTTAACTCACTTATCAACCTCTACCTAGATGGTGTTAAGCAATCCCTATTCCCCCCTGTATTAGTTAATCCTGATCAGGTCATTCCTTCCAGCATCAAGTGGCAACCAGCTGCTAAATGGCTAGTCAGAGCTCCCAACGCTATTAATCAGTTATCCCTATCTCCTCAAGGACTGAGCACCTTCCAATCAACCTACAGCTTCTTGATTGCAGCTCTAATGAACCAAGCTGGTACTACCGACACCACGGTTAGCAAGGGGACAGACCCAATGCTAGGTCGTACTCCCCAAGCTCTTAAGCTTATCAATGAAAGGGAGAACGCTAGGGACTCATGGGACCGCTTCATGATGGAAAAGACCCAAGAGCAGATATTGGGCAAGTTCGTCAACCTGGTAAGCAAGAAACAAGAGAAGCCCATTAAGATCCGCTTGTTTGAGGATGACATTGCCGAGATAGCTAAAACCTATCCTGATGTGATGGAGATGTATGAGGGTGGTGAACGCGGTGAGGTTAAGGTCAACAGCGGTATGTTTGAATCCTCCGACTTTGACTACCAAATCGTATCTGGCTCTACCCAACAAGCAGACACCCAAAAAGAGCTAACTAATCTCACTATGATCTTCCAGATGGTCAGTCAGAATCCCGCTATCCTTCAAGCTATGCAGCAGGGAGATAACCCCAAGACCATTGACTTTGGTGAGCTCATGTCTCGGCTGGTTTCTACTTCAGGTATTCAAGATTGGGACAAGATTATTACAGACTTTGTGCCTCAGCAAGCACCCATGGGAGGTCCTATGGATGCAGCTGGGGGTGGTTATCAATTCCAAGACCCCGATGTGGCTGCTGCTGCCCAGCAGATACTCGGTGGTGTTGGGCAAGTACCCGCTCAACCGGAGGTTGTATGAGTCAGGCGATCACGCCCACAAGAGCCGCGCTATTACAAATGGCCAGGCAGTTAAAGGGAAGTGAGGAGGCAGACGCTAAAAAGGGCATAGATTACAAAGATGCCCACCTACATGAGCTAAAAAGCATGCCTGGTTGGAAAGATCTATCTGGCTTTATTGACCGCCAAGCTAAAGCATTAAGACCAGTTTATGACTTTGAGGGGGACAACGACGACGATTTCTTCAAGTCTTACGGTATGAGGTCGGTGGTTTACGACATCGTCAGAACCTTTGCAGACTCAATTATTGCCAAAGTAGAAGACACCTATGAGGAAGTCGAAAAAAGAAGACAAAAATAGACAGGAGGAAGTTCAGTACATTGACATCTCAAAGCCTGAGTTTGAATTTAAGCCCGACGATGTGCTTAGGGGTCACGACTGGCGCCAACAAGGCCCATATCTAGTCTGTGATTCATGCCCACTTAAACACGCTATGTACATCGGCATGAATAAGCAATTAACAGGGTTTGACGACGAAGGTAATCCGATCCTAGAGGATCGATAGATGGGGTGGTGCCGACACAGCGCCCCGTCTGTTGCTCCTTTAGAGCATGGCGTAAGCAGCCTGTACGCCGAAGCCAAGTTGGTGGCGAGTATGAAAGGAGTCGTATGGCAGACGACCAGGGTGTAGTCGAAGAGACCGGGGGAGAAGAGACCCCTGAGGTGACCCAAGATCAACCTAAACAAACGCCTTCCGAGGAAAAAGTAGTAGAAGCTCAACAGCCTGATCAGCCTGAGGGTGAAGCAACTACCGAGTACAAAGAAGTTAAATCTGAACGAGGCAAGAAGAGAGTTCAAGACCTAGCTAGAGAAGCTAAGTCACTAAGGGAACAACTTGAAGCTTCACGGGAGCAACCCAAGGCGGATAGCCAAGAACAATTACCTCCCTGGATGAGACAAGAAGGGATTCCTGAATTAGGTGACGAAGTAACTCGCGAGCAATACGAGCAGCATTTAAATGCCAAAGCTCAACACATTGCCAAGCTTGAAGTCGAGCAATTACGCCAAGAGCAGTCTGTAGAGCGCAACCTTGATCGCGATATCACTGACCTGGAAAAGAAATACCCAGAGTTAGCAGGTGAAATATCCGACAAGGGACTAGAAAAAGCTATTAGGGTGGCTAATAAGAATTTTCAAACCGCGCTTAAAGCTGACAAGAGTATTCGCTACAAAGACTTCATTGAACCATTAATGCAAGCTCGTTCAGGCGGTGAGCAGTCGGGAAGAGAGAAAGCTTCAGCTAATTTAGCTAAGCAGGCGGATTCATCCGCTGTTAAATCCAAGACTCCCTCCCAGACACGCGTCTCATCAGAAGATCAGCTAGCTAACATGCTAGCCACTGGTGAGATATCCGCTGAGGAGGCGATGAAAAAGTTTCCTGATCTGCTCCCCCTAGTTGATTAATGGGGAGGAGGTGAAAATAAATGGCAGCTGCAAAAACTGGAACAGGTAAAACTTATCTTAGCTCTTTAATGCAGACCTATTACGATAGGCTCTTTATAGACACTGCTAAGCACTGGTTAATCCATGAGCAGGGTGCTCAAATGCGACCCGTCCCCCAAGGGGAAGGTAAAGTCGTTTACTTCACCCGCTACACTGCTCCCACCATCATTACCGCTCAATTGACTGAAGGCGACAACCCGACTGAGGTTGGTTTGTCCGCCAGCACAGTTTCAACCACGCTTTCTGAATTTGGCTCATACAGCAAAATCAGTAAGCTCTTGAAACTTTCGTCTGTTGATCGTCGGATGCAAGGTGCAGTCGAAATCCATGGGCAAAACGCCGGTGAATCTCGTGACCAATTGGTTCGAGATAAAGGTTTAGCTCTATCTAACACCGATCAGTTGGCCGCTTCTAGCGCCTCTTTGACCGATGTAGGTATTACTGACACTCTGTCTGCGGCAGAAGTGAGGAAAGCTGTTCGCACTTTGAAGGTTAACAAAGCCCTCCGCTACAAGGATGGTTACTTCTTGGGCAAAACAGGTCCTTACAACTCCTATGACTTAATGGGTGACAGTACTTGGGAAAATGCCAAAGTCTACAGTGACGTCGGAGATCTGTATAAAGGTGAATTGGGTAGGTTGCATGGTGTTCGCTTTGTTGAGACCACCAACCAAAAAGAAACCGCTAATGGCGGTACTTCTAACGCTGATATCATGCACACTTTCGTACATGGTAAAAACGCTTTTGGTGTGACCGACCTTGAGGGTGATGGCAAGAAAGTATATGTCAAAACCCCAGGCGCTCACTCAACTGACAACCCAGTAGATCGTTTCTACACCGTAGGTTGGGCTATGACCGCTAGTGCTGTTGCATTGGTTAGTGACTGGATTATTGAAATTAAATCTGGTGCTACCGACCAATCATAAGCATTGTTGCTTGCCTCCTCTCTCTCCTATGGGAGAGGCAAGCACATAGGAGAAGCAATGAAAACAACTAGATACCACGACTTAGGTCATTTAGAAGAAGGCCGAGACAACAGAGGCTATGAATCAAAGCACGCTAAAAAACTAATCAATAAAGTGCATAAGAAGAGCAAAGACAGGGACTTGGAAAAGATGCGCCATGCCTTGTTTGATGCTCGGTCCAGGAAGAACTGGGCCTTAGTTGAAAAATTAGAAAGGATCATCACTCAATATGAGCGACAGCGTTACTTTTAGGGGACCGGTGAGCGAATCTGCTGCACCCCAAGCGCCAGCACCAGAGCCGCAGACACCGGATACACCAGGAGACACTGATGTTGCCCCCATTGCTTTATACAGTGAGCTAAAAGGTAGACCATACGCAGCCGATCATTTTAAGGTTTCAGATATCTGGGACATGAATGAGGGCATGCAAGCAGACTTAATAGACATTGATGGTTATTACCGTGACTTAGTCCAAAAAGGTGATTTACAAGACGGTAAAGATTCATACAAACAATTTATTAAGCAGGCAGAGAAGGTGACTGATACCAAAAACGCCAATATCAACCTTAAGATCGCAAAGATCGCAGAATACGCCAAGTTTATGAACAGAATGCAAGATATTGAGAGAGAAAGGGACCGATGGCAATAACCAAGAATTTAAGCCACATCAAGGACAGCTTGCAGACCATCTTTGGTAAATCCCGTGATGACGACTTTGATGTCTTGGCCTTTGAACAGCTGGGTTACGACGGGGTGAATCTCCAACGTCAACCAGCCAAAAACCTGGCCATCAAGATTACCGAGTCGGGGAGTGTTACCTATATCGGTTTGGCTAAGCCGGGCACTGCTCAAGCTACAGCTAAATGGCAAGCCAGAAAACTAGATGAGTCATCGGGATTAGTAATTACCTGGGCAGATGGGGATGCCAACTTTAACAACGTGGCTACCGACCTAACTGCCCTAAGTTATTCATGAAA